TTACCACCCCATTATTTCTCTAATCTGCTCATACGATGACACTCTGTGAGCTCCTCTCTGAACATATTTTTCTGGCCACTTCAATCCTTTATGAAAACAGTTCTCTAGAATAAATAGCTTCCTGCCTTGATTGATAGCTGCCCTAGCCTGCACAAGAGTTCCAGAAGTTTCCCCTGCCTCCACAATGATCGTCGCCTGTGAAAGTGCTGACATGGTCACATTTCTTTCTGGGAAGAAAAACCTATTAATCCAAGCTCCCTGCGACAAATACTTCAAAACAGGAACCTGACTAACAAGAAGGTGTTCTTGTGCAATTTTGTTCTGGAGTTCTTTATTATCTCTTGGATAATATTCTGATATAGCAGTTCCTATCACTGCTAGAACTCGACCCCCGCGATTAATAGCAGTTGACAAGGCAACCGTGTCTATCCCCTTTGCCAAACCAGATACAACAAGAACGCCATCATCAACCAATCTCTTTGCGAGTACCTCTGCCCGCTTTAACCCCATATCGGACGCTTGTCTACTTCCTACAACTGCAACACTTCTTTGAGCGTGCAACAATTCCAAATTTCCTCTGGAATAAAACATATATATAGGATAACTTGCATCTTTCAAAGAAGTTGGGTAATTTTCTCCCCACCAAAAAGTGGAGCAAACATCATTTAATCCTTTATCATTAAAAATTTTCTTTATCTTCTCATAACTTTCCAGAGAAACTTCTCGTTCTACTATATCAGATACAAAAACTCCAGCCTTATTCAACAATGTACTAACCATCTTAAACGACATTTTTTCTTGAAGCCACAAATTTTCATATGCCCCCAATTCCAATATGTCATTTATCTCTTCTTTAAACAAATCCATTTATGTTCCTTTAATCAAAACCCATAACAGCGAATATATTGTCGAGCATCTCCTATAGAAAAACGAAACTTTTACCGCAACACAAGTTACTCAAGCAAGCGTACCACTGTTTCACCACCTATTGCGAATTCTTGAGCCATTCTTCCACCTTCTTCAAGTAATTCTGCACTCTCTTTGAGTAGTCTAGTGCATGTGAAAACTTGGGTTTGGTAAGAGCTTGAGGAACTTTTTCTATCGGCCGAGGACAGTCGGGAGAGATAACGATCGGCTTCGTTGCGCACCCGCTCAACATCAGCACGCAAATCGACAGACTCAGCGCGAGCGTTTTCGAGTTCATCCCATGCCTCGGCAAGCTTCTTAGCTTGCTCTTGTTCTTTTGCTCGGTATTCATCCGTCTTCTCCTTCGTTGCGAGAGCATGCTCTTCACGTAACTGGGCAATCTCTGCCTTATATATAGAAGCGGCGTACTTGTAGCCAGCACCGAAAATAAGAAACCCCGCCACAGCACACGTAGCCACTTTTAGCCAAGTGTTCATACTTCCACCTGTAGCCCTGCGAGATTGGCACCTTCCTTCCACGTGTCCAGCGAAATTCTGTCGGCCGCAGAGCCGTTCTCGTGGTAAGCAATCGCCCGCGCCAGATGCAGATAAATCTGCGGATTGCCATCAAAGTCCAAAGGATGCTCCGGTGCAACACCGAGACGTTGGCAAACATGGGCGACGTATGCGTCCGTATTGTTCTCAACCGGCGGCGCCCAGCGATTGATGATTTCTCGCACAGTCGAGAGACCGTGTTTTGCGTGATAGGTCATCAGCGTGCGAATCAAAGCACGGCAACCGTAGGCCATGCTCGAGAACGTGCAAAAACGTTCGTCGCTTCCGGGCAGTTCCTGCCCTTCCCAAACTTCGCCCGTCTTGTCGATGTTTCCCGGATTATTGTTCCGGAGCCCGCGAGTCGGCATTTTTTTCTCCTTCAATTTTTTCAACTGTGTCCTCGAGGCGGTGATTCAAAGCTCCGATCAAGCGTCTAAGGATCGGAGGAATTGACTTGCCGTATCCAGCTTTCTCAAGGTTCTCGATAATCGAAGCAAACTCTGATAACCCGTACATACAGATCACCATGCTTTGAAAAATGGATACCCCGATGACCGGCTCAAAGAGCACGTCCAGACCATGCGATAGACCGCAGACGGCAATGATGAGAACCTTTCTTGGGACGCCATCCCGGAGAATGTGGGAGTCAAAATCACCACTCTTTGATGCGGCCACCCACCCTGTCACAAAGTCAATCACCACAAAGATCGCCAGCCACCAAACCAACGGCCATATAGCTTCCGCAAAAGCAAAGCCCCATACCGCTCCGGCGAGCGACCCGAGCGCCGTGATTGACCTGTCGAGACCAAGGCTCGAGAAGTAGGAAGCGAGGTCGGCCATCCGCTGCATCGCTGGACGTCCTCAGAAGAGCAAGTTCCCCACGCCGCAGCCGAGCACGAACGTGATTACCGAGATCGTGATCCAGTACGGGCGAACCGCCCGGCGCGTTTCAGCGTCGAGGCCAGACTTCCACTCCGTGATCTTCGCCTCAAGCTCATCGCTCACTTCGTCGACCTTCATTCCGAGCTTTTCTAAAAGCGCCTTGGCTTCGTCTTTTGTCATTTGAAATGCTCCTAAAGAACTGTGCTTCGATTGTCCAACGCAATGATTGACCTTTATGGACAGCTCACGCGCACATGCCGATGTTCGACTCAGGAGGATTCTTTCAGCGGTCTGCGGCATCAACTATCAGGCACGAAAAACCCCGCCGACAGAAGCCGACGGGGGTGAGTTTTTCCTTACTCTAACGATCAGAACTTTACCGAAGCATTGTTGATGCTTTCTTTTTGATCTTCTATTTCTTCGTTTGGTTCTTCGGCTAATTCGTTAAGAAAATCTTCGTTTGACATAGGTTGTATTTGCTTCCCATCGTTATATGAATCGTATGCTCGGAGACATAACGCCGTAATGAATACCGAAGTCATCATTAGCAACACGACCTGACTTCCGGTTCCTTTCCAGGAATCGTAAATAGTGTATATGGTTACCAATGCAGAAAAAAGGGCACTGATATAGCTCACCCAGTCGATTCGATAGGAGACATTTGCTCTAAGTCTATCCAACAGCAGTTGCAACCTGTCTTCGCTGACACTCTTATACATACGAACCTGCCTAGTAGGAACATCAACAAAATGCTTACTTGGCGCCATTTTCGTCTCCACCTTTTATTGCTTTCTGCAATATGTTGACGTCGTGATGGCTCACGAAACCGCAATGCTGACAAACAACTACTGCCATGCTTAACGCCACTGGGCTTCCGAAAACAAAACTATTGAGCTGCGTCTGCAAATCCTCTCGGACGTAACCGCCAAGAACCATAAAATCTTTATGGCCGCACATCGGGCAGGTGAGTTTTTCACCGATCGTTTTCTTCAAAGCATCGGCGTTTTTTCGCGTGAATTCTTTTATATCCATGTTGCGCCTCCGACACGCAGTCTACTGACTTATCACAGCAACAACCAAACCAAAAGAAACACAAGCAAACACGCCCCACCCGGCATCGCTAGGTCGTAGATTGAATCTTGGTTCCACTGGCGGAAGTCAAAGCCTATCCACCATGGTGTACCACCGGCTTTAGCTTCAGCCTGAGTAACCTCTCGTCCCCAGTAGAAGCCGACCGCAAGCAGACCGCCCATGGCGCAAGAGGTCGTAAAGTCGACGCCGACGATCCACAAGCCCGTGGCCACAACAAGCTGGCAGACAATGGCTAAAAGTGCATGAGTCAAATTTGTGATGTTCATCATTCGTCTCCTAACGTAATTACAAGGCGTAGTCTCATCATTTAGTAGCCCACTACCTGGATATAAAAATTAGAATCAACGGGTTCGCCGTCGCGGTTTTTGATACTTACTGTGATCTTGTTTACAGCCGTTGAATTTGCTTGAGCAATCAAAATTGGCGTTGCAGCAACCGGAGTAACAGTTGGCCACAAAGATGTAGCTGCCGAGGCCGACTCTTCCGTTGTGATTTCATATGTCCCTGTTTCGGTTTTACTAGCACTTGCGATACCTTTTCCTGCACTCAAAACGCCAGTGCTAAGAACGTATCCAGCCGCGAAATTTCGCATTGACCACAATCCGTCTTCAGCGAAGGCACGTCCAACTTTTGTGATATTTCCTTCTCCCTTCTTCGAGAACTTCAAATCCAATCCGACCTTGAATGAGTATCCTGACGTGGACTGTGCGAGCGAAACAGCGGTTAAGTCAGTGTTTTGACGATTGATAAATGTCATTCCGGACACGATGCCGTTGATCGTAGTGGACGCGCAATCAATGCCATTTTGAACGCCAAAAGACGACCGACGGACATCATCAATTACGTCACCAGAGAAGTTCCCCTCGACCACGTTCATCAAACAAATAGCGTCTCGGCGAGAGTTTTTGATAACGTTCCCACTGTGGCAAACATTCAACCAATTTGAATAGGTAACAGCACCAAAACGAGTGTTTTCACCCCAACCATATAAATAGTTGTTTGCGACCAGAATATTCTTACCGACATGATCGTCGGTCGAATCGTGAGCAAGAACACTGACACCAGCACCCGCGTATGCGTATTGCGGATCGGACGGCCCATTGCCCTCGTTTGGGTCATCAGGAAGTGTTCGAATGATCGTGTTTCCTACGATCTTGATGTTTGAAGGTGGAGCAAAGCCGTGAGCCTCAGTAAATCCGCCTTTATCAACCCCGATTCCAATGTGGCATTCTTCAACCTGGTTGAAGCTGAAATCGATATTAACCCCGCCGTGAGTATCAAGTCCTTTCCAATACGGGGAATTCGATACCTTATTGAACGCAGCCGAACAATACTGACTTGGTCGGAAATCCGAAAGCGGAGCTTTGTAGACGCGGGTGAATGTCACGCCGTACATACGGTTGCTTCCGTTCAGTTTATCGCCCGGAGAGAGATAACTAATCGAGTTAAATGCAACATAAACGCGAAGACCACCATAAACACGAACACCCCCACGGCCGCATCGTTTGATTTCGCAATTTGTAACCCAGCCGTCTGTAACGTTGTCAAGTTGAATTCCGTCTTCAGCAAAACCTTCTATCGAAACGTTCTCGATTCGAATGTTTCGGCTCTCTCCTTCAAGTGCTAAGCTCTTACGGTCTTGATAGTCACGGCCACGGCACAAAATGCCATTGCTGTAAGGGAAGTTTTGAACTGGATTTGTTGAATAATCCTCTGAATAGAAAGGACCTCTTAACCCCAGCTTTTCAATCAAAACGTTTTCCGTGCCGGGCTGCATTTGAAACACGTTCCAATCAACCGCAGCGGCTCGATCCCAACTTCCTGAATAGCTGTAGTAGTTTGGTTGGATCAAACACGAATCAGGGCCATCCCCGAATACGTGAACGTTGGAAGGCAATGTCACCGAAGCGGAAGACAGCAGATAACGCCCTGAGGGAATGTAAAGAGATTTACCCTCAGCTTTATTGGCCGCTGCCTGGATGGCTTCCGTGTCGTCAGTGGTGCCGTTGCCCTTAGCACCAAAATCGCGAACGTTGACCACATCCGCGAAACGGTCCTTGAGCATTCTGGGGACATCACTGCCTTCAGCAATAACTGAGAAAAAGTCTGCCAGCGTATGCGGGCCCTCGAAGACGTCGATGCGATCGCCCTTCTTTTTAGCGAAGGCGTAGCTTTGCAAATGATTGATCGTTGCCATAGCTGTTCGAAATCCTACAAAACGGTAGCAAAAACACGAGACGTGGTTAACGAGCGTGCTGACATGGTTTGCGTATTAGCAACCGATTCGGAAGATTCTCGCAAGTACAGCATTCGTTCATTTTGGTTTAATGAACTAAAAACTTTGTTAATGACAATCTCCTCGTTAATAGCGTTCTTCCAGACAAACGGCTTTGTTGCACCAAATACGGTTCCCGTGCCGGGGTTATTTAGCTCAGTCTCATCCACGCATTCGATAACTACGTTCTGCTTATCTCCTACCTGCGCGGAGCCACCAACGATATTCACAGAGCAAACGTAGGAATTTAATGGCAGCTTTAGTTTGGGATATCTATTATTCTTGACAACACCATCCTGACTGTACGGTAACGTCGTCATCAGAAACGGTACCGAATACACAGATCCTGCTTGATATGTAAGTCCGGGATACAACGGCGATCCGTGTTCTACGCAGTTTGGAAGATTTCTACAATTCTCATAGATAACAGTTTGTCCCTTCTTGTTATCTGGCAGAGTAACCTCACTGTAATCACAGTAAAAATCGACCGAGGCAGTGTACGTAGCTCCGCCAACCGTTATGCAGTCTTTGAAAGTTACGCACGAAAATCCGACATTTTCTGTCGAATCAGTGATATACGGATCAGGATTATCAACAAAATGTAGCTTTGACCCTGTCGAATTACTAGGTAACGTGCAGTTGTAAAACGCAATGTTTATGCCATTGGAGATAGCCACCTTTCCAAAGGCTTGCCCGTGGTCGAATTTATGAATCGCACAATTATCAAACACAACGGAAACGACCGACCTTCCTGATAGGGAACGAATAAGCCGAGACTTCTCGCCTCTGCCCTCTAGTCGGCAACCGTAGAAGTTGATTTGAGTTGCGTTATTCTGAGCTTCTACAGATTCAACATTGATAACTGCCGCCTCGTTTTCGTTTTGTGTTGATTCAAAAATGAATCCGCAGTTAATAAAGTCGATCTCACTTCCTTTTTTTAGCGTAATCACGTCGCCCATTTGAGACCAGAAATGGCACTGATTAAGCGTCGTATGAAGGCATTCTTGGTTGTCTAAAATTAAGCCCTTATCAAGTTGATAAAAGCGGCAGTAGCTCCACAAATTCTCCGACGTAGCCATAGGGGTTTCCCCTTCCGGGTACGTAGCCTCGTAAAACTTTGTTCCGCCGGTGCCATTGAACCAAAAGTTATTTAGACAAAACGCTTGGTGTGCGTGATTGGAATAGGCAGAAAACCTAAATCCGTGAATATCTTTTTCACAGTTTCGCTTATCGCAAATGATCGCTAGATTAGTAAGCTCTAGTCCTACGTAAGTTGGGCTATTAGCGCGGGTACTGTCAAAGATATAAATATCTTCGTCAGATTTTTCCGGCATGAAAATTATTTGAGAAACGGCCATTCCGTCCCCAAAAATTCTGTCATACCAATTGTTGTAGCCCTTGGTATCTCCGCTTTCGTTTAAGAAGCAATTTTTGGTGATCTTGTATCTACCGTGAGGTAAGTACAAAGCCCTGTGATACCTCTGTCTACCGAAATCAGTCGTCGTTGCAGGAGGAACGTAATCTGGCCAAAATACCTGCTTTGTCGCTTCCTTCCATGCGGCAATAAAGGCTTCCGTGTCATCCGTCATCCCGTCTCCAACCGCGCCGAAGTCTCGAACGTTCACGATATCTGCAAACCGCTCGCCGAGCGTTCTCAACTCAGTAGAGCCTTCAGCCTTGACGAACCTATTACTGATGTTCTGACCGTTGCCACCTGCATTGCCAAAACCAGCCACGGCGAAAAGCCCGTCATACGGGTAGTTTTCAACATCGCGTAAAGAATCGACGATGTGCGGGATGTCCCAGCTGTACTGCTCGATAAGCTGGCGGATTTGCTCGCAGGCTGCGAGGGAAGCTGCAGCGTCTTCGGCAGACTGAGCAGCCGACTCTGCGGCGTTGAGAAGTTGGAAGAAAAGATCTGAAGGAGAGATCGAAGAAGTTGGGGGCACTTGCACCACGCGTCCCAGGAGCTCTACAATCTGCTGGATCATTACCACGATTCGGTCAAGCTCCGTGGTGATGCGCTCCGGAGCGAAACGCGTGTAATTTGTCAGATCAAGCGTCTGTGTGTAGTCAACCGCCGATCCAATGACAAGCACCGCATCTTTAGCTAAGCCGGATTCAGACGTGAGCGTGATGGTGCCGCCGGGCGTTGCCGACTGGTCAGCATTCATGGACACCGTGTAATCGGTGCCTTGCTGCAAATCTGATGGTTCTGAGTCACTAGAAGCCGCAACCGCGACATAGACGTCAGATTCCTCAAAAATAAGAAACCCGAAGCTGAAAGTTTTTTGGCCGGTGCCGTCTCCAACGTAGGGACCGGCGAGACGCTTGATGTATTCAATAGCCATGAAAAAGCCCTCAAATGCTGAGGGCAATTGTCTGTTGAGGCGACGCGCTCACGCGCACATGAATTTATTCCGGGGCTTCTGCCATTCTCGGAGAACGTCTTGGCGTAGTGTCGCGCGGCCCCCACCAATAGCCTTGGCCCCAAGAGCGCATCATTCGGCTTTCCATTCTTTGGTTGTATCCGGGTGAAAGGTACTCTTGCAAGTCGTTCATCACAGCGCGATCGATTGCCGTTCCCGTGTACCACAGATTGACAAAGGGCATGTGCGAGCGGACGAGTCTAACGGCTCGAGCTCCCGGGCGAGTTTCTCGGTCATACAACGCATTGCCGGCCGTGGCCGTGACCAAGTCGATTCCTTCGATGGTTGTCCCGACAATGGGACCAGCAAAATTCGTCAGTCCTGACCAAGCTCCATATCGCGCGTCTTCAGACAGGCCGTTCGCGATAAAGTCGCCCAAGAATCCAAGGCCGCCGCCTTTCGTGAAGGCGTGCAACCAGAACTCACGAGATTCAGCATCCTGCAAATCCTTGCCGTTGAGAAGGTTCTGCACCTGAAGCGAAATCGCCCCGAACACAGTTGTGGCCACCAACATCCCTGCGGCATAGGCCACCTTGTCCGGAGCGTTGCCATGGCGTGCCAAGAAACGTGCGCGACGGAAGTGGCGTTCCATCATCGCCAACGGAAAGCTCTTGAAGAGGAAGAACGCTCTGGCCAATTCACCTTTCATTGTGCCGCGCTGTGCTCCTCGAGTCGTTTCCGCGCGAGTCACCAGATCGGGGCCAAGCGATGCCATTTCTGACTCTTGGATGATCAGTCCCAACAGCTTGGCCGGCGCCTCACGAACCGCTCGGATTTGACCCGCCGTCAGTCCTTGGGTCGGAATGGCCTGCAGGTTGTTGATCGTCAGGAACTCAATGCCCTTGTACGTTTCCGTTTGAGCGGCCTGAAACACCTCCCAATCGGCTTCCGTGATGCCCGCATCCTGCAAACGCGCACGGTCGTAATTGTCCAGCTCGTCCCAGTTGTTCTTTGTCATCTTGGCGAGGCTGGCCATCATATTGAGCGAGAAGGCTCGGCGCGTTCCATCCGTGAAAGCGTTCAGCAAAGACGCGCGCATTGAGGCATTGGCAAGCTTTGCCGTCCAGCCCTGGCCAATGTTGTCAACCGACCAGCGATTGAAGTCCGACGTCAGGTTTTCAGCAATGATGCCGGCACGAGCTGCGTACTCTTTCCAGTCACTTCCGTAGGCCGCAATGAAGAACTTAGCGCCCTGCAGCAAAGGCAGTCGATTGAATTTTGTGGCCACGAAGTAGGACGGGATGTCCGAGAAGGACGTAATGAACGCTTTGCCAAGCTTGCCCGCCATTTCAAGATTGCGCCATCCTTGCATGAAGCCGGATACGCCTTCGCGGTTCAATGCGGCGCGGTTCGCAATGCCGGTGAGCACATTCCACATATCGTCAATGCTCGCATCCGTCAGGCCTTGCCAATCGGAATACTTCGTCAGCAGTGCCCACTTCGACTCGGTCGCTTGTGCGTTCTCTGCAACACGATCGGCCACGTACTTGAGCATCTGATAGGTAGCCTTCGGCTTCGGCCCCATCTTTTCGAGGATTGCAATGTCGTTGGCCATTTTGGCCACGTGCCCCGTCAAGGCGCCCGTAAGGCTCCCGTTTCCAAACTGCGCTTCGTACTTCAGATAACTGTCAGCGTCGGCAAAGTGAATGGTTCGGTGGTGGTACTTTTTGAATCGGTTCGAGACAAGTTTCGGCTGATTCGATTGAATCTCAAACAGGTCGGCATCCGGACTTCCGGCCGTGATGATGTCGTCGTATGCACCGGACAAAAGCTCACGCAAATCCGCGTCACTCATGCGCTCGCCGGCATCGTCCACATAGCGGCTGCGATCCAGAAGCGGCAGGATGAAATTGGTCCAGGCTTCCTTGCTGTCGCCGTTTTTGTTGCCCGTCAGAATCTTCGCAGCCTTACGTACCTTCCAAGAATCGTGAGACTGCGGAATATATCCGTAATCAAGCCTGCCAATGTCAGCACCGGCGGCGACTGCACGCTGACGCATATTTTCGGCCGTAGCTGAAAAAGCCTCCCATGCCTTAGCCGCACGCTCGTTGCCTGTCGCTTGCCCAAACGCCTCATAGACAAAATCGCGCACGTCTTCAGAATTCTCAACAAATCCAAGCCACGACGAGCGGATGCCGTTGATCGTGTCGAGCATTGAAGACAGATATTCGTTCGTCACGCCCTTGGCGTATCCGTAGGTTTCCTGCAGGAGTTTGGCCACAGCTGAATACGCGTGCAAATCTTCCTCGACCTCCAGCCGCTCCATTTTGTGCAGCAGACGATCTTGTGCCAAAGCCTGCTTGCGAAGGTTAATCGCTCGGCGCTGTGCCCGTTCTTCGATCTGCTTTGCAAGCTGATCTGCGGCGGCCGAGACACGGTCGTCAATTGTCATCTTTGCCCATGCTTCCGGATCAGTTCGACTCAACGAGGCCATCGTTGAACGCACAGCCTGCAAAATCTCACGCCCTTCCGTAGGCGTCACACGTCGGCCGAGAATTTGGCCAACTTGATCAAGACATTCCTGTCGCATTTCCTTTGCCATTTCACTGTGCTCCGTCGTTTCTCATAATGCAAATGGCCGCCTGGGCAATGCCGGAAGCCTCCGTCTTTCCTTCGTTCTCAATGCGCTGCATTTCCGTTTCAACTTCGTCAAATCGCAATTCAACCGTTTGACCGTCTTCATCCTCAAAGAGGAACGTCTGCTCGGGTTGCTGCTCGACAAGCTCTTGCATCCGGATAGCGTCCGGATCGTTGGCCACGCCTTCTCGCACCGTTGCCTGCACCTGCTGCGGGTTCGGTTCGGCCTGAGCGGGGTCGTCAACCTGAGCCGAAGCCTGCGATGTGATCTCATCGAGCTGCGACTGCAGGTTTTGAATAGATGAGCGAATTGCTGCTACGTCCAGTTCCGGAAGCGGTTCCTGACCTGCTGTAACACGATGTTCGTTTTCAATACGTCGCATTTGTCCGAGCACGTCAGCCCACGTCCGTCCGGACAACGTTCTCATCCCCGAAGAGGCCGCCGTCAGCTGCGCGCATAGCGTTCACCGTCCAATCTGCCAGAGGGTCGAGAATGCGGCCGATTGCGGCTGCCGAGTTCGCATTGCGAGCCAAGAGTTCGATGAAAGGCGTGGTCGTCGGGTCGTCCAGGAACGAGAGCTGGCTCACCAAGTCTTGCAAGGAACGTCCTTCTTCGCGCGCCATACGAACGGCGTTTGCGGCCTCAACAATCCCTCGAGCGAGGTCGATGCCGGCAGTGCGCATTTCAATGATGCGAGGCGCGAAGGCGGCCATTGCCGTCAGGATGCGTTTGATATTGGCGTCCGTGGTCGAAGAGAACAATTCCGTCAGCACGTCGTTCTGATACGCCTCATGGAACACGGCCGTCTGAATGCGACGAATGGCTTCGGGCGTCGGATTGCCGTTGCTATTGATGAGGCGTCCCAGAGCGTTCGGCTCGCCAATGTCGATAAGGAACTGGCGCACAGTGTCAGCCGTTGGCATCCCTTCCTCGTCAAAGCGGTACAGCGAAGCATTCTCTCGAATGCGCGGAGCATCTTCGGCTGCAATCTCAACATTGCTACGGGCCATCACCTGATCCGAGTTCGAGCGGCTCACAAAGCCCGACGACACCTTTTCCTGCGGCATGTAACGAACGAGCACAGGGTGCTGCATGGACGCGATGACAGCCGGATCAACGCCGTGTTGGTTATCGGCCATGAGAGCATCACGATACTGCTGCGCTGTGCCACGGCGGTAGGCTTCCGTGAGCCCCGTCAGACGCCCATTGCCGGCCACGACATTCATCAGAGATGCGTCGCCATAGTCAGGGTTCTGGCTACCATCAAAGCGATTCGACGTCTGCACCGTATCGGCCTCAACTACGGCGTACTGCACCGGCACCTGCTCACCCGAATCGATCACGTAGTCGCGCACGCCCAGATACGCGTCATCCGGGAGCGTGCCGTAAGAGACAATCGGAGCGCCGCTTGCCGTATTGCGCGAGAAACTGAGCAAACCGTACTGCGGATCAGACGCGATGCTGTTCATCTGCCCAACCGACACCACATTGCTGCGGTCACGGTTCTGAAGCACCACGGCCGTGCGACCGTCACCGGCCATCACTTCACGCGCGAACTTCTTCTGTTCAGCACCGAGCACTTGTTCGTTGAGCGAGGCGCCGCGCATCTGCTGGCTCACGTCAACTGGCGTTCCAGAGTTCAGGTCACTGGCCGCCTTGCGCTGTGCCGCCACAGCCTTGCTGTAGTCGTCTTCGGAGTCGGTCGCCAGGATACGGTTACGCTTTTCGCGGTTCGTCTCTTCGGCCTGCACCGCACGAGCGGCTGCAACCTGCGTCTTATCCGGACGCACAGTCTTGGAGCCAAACTCGTCCGTATACATGCGATCGAGAACCTTGCGGACTTCAGCCGACAAGGGCGGCAGCTCCTCACCAAAATCGGCCTGATAACGACCTCCAACCGCATCACTGAAGTGCTCGTAAACGTCCTTGAGCCATTCGCCGAAGCGCTTGAAGAAGCTCACCAAGGAAGGCGACGGAGACTTTCCTTCGGACAGATACTGCTCAACCCACGAGGCAAAGCGCTCGTGGTACTTGCGCTGGCCATTGACGCCAAGGGCATTCCAGTCGTCGACTGAATTGATGCCAAAAGCCTTCAGCAGAACATCGACGTCCTGCTTCACATTTCCCGCCGCTTCCTCGAACTGCGAGGCCAGCATCAAATTGTGCAGATACCAATGGCCGATTTCGTGCGAGAAAGTCGAAACGTTCGCGTTCGGCGTCAGCGTGATGCGATTTTCGGTCGGGGAGTAGGAGCCCAAAGATTCGCCGCCTTGACGCTGATAGAAGTCGAGGATTTTGATTGCCTGGTCATCGAAGACAACAAAGCCTGTATCGTCATCGTCGCCAAGGAATTTCACACCCTTCACGCCAATGGAATTCAACTTTTCAGATGCCAACCGAGAATTGCCGGCAAGATCGTCGAATTCCATATCCAGCATATAGTCGTCAGGAATTGACTCGGGATCCGAATAGCCTTCTTCACGCAAAATAATGTCCTGGTAGATTTCTCGTCCAGTCCAGTGATCGGGAGGAGGTTCCGTGTCGTATTCATCCTTGTATAGCCGAGCCAAAGCCTCTCGAACCTCGCTAGGCTGTTCGGCATAAGATTCATTCGCGTCAAGCAGGACATTGTTGTCCGGCACTTCGGCCTTGTAGACTTTGCCGTCCGGTCCGGTCATGTCTCGGTAGCCTTCGGCAACCTTCTTGTCGCTAGTGAAATACAACCCCCAGCCATGCGTAGCGCGACCAGTTCCTTCACCAATGTGCTCAGTTGAGAATCGATCGAACTGATTCTGAGACCCGTGCCAAGCCGTCTGGTTGAGTACAGGCACCTCGTAATAGACACCGTTTTCGGCGAAAGAAGATTCTTCTACCGCATCAAACAAACCTCGACCATCTGCGCGCACATAAGGAACGCGGCCACCAATCAAGTCTGTTAAACTAAGAGTACGGTCTGTGGGCCTACTCTCGGTGTCAAGGCGGACTAGTCGGTTGTCTGCGGCCGCAATCCCACTGACGTAAGAACCCCCGCCCTCCGATTGGTTAATTCCACCGGGCGGGGTTTCCATTTCATCAATGTAAATTCCATCAATCGTGTGAATTACTGCGCGATCATTTCCTGGCTCTACAAAGTCCTTGACTAAGAGCTGCACTCTCCAAAGTTTCCCGTCAAATTGAACTGGCGCCAAGAAATGGTGAATCCCTTGAACCTTGGGGTTTTTGTGCACATTGTCAACGTGACTTTCGACTAAAACAGCTTCTTCGACGATCTTGGCAATATCGCGTGCAACAGAAGTAAAAACTCTTTCTTTGAAATATCCACGCCGTCCTGCCGCCTTTTTCATATCACTGCGCGTGGCAGTCAGAACAAACCCCGTGTTTTTATTGGTTACACCTTTTCCTAGGGTAGATTCCGCGAAAGAAATGGCCTCCTCTCGAGACAGAGGCGGCTGATCAATTCGAATGATTGTTAATGAGTCATCAGGTTTGATTGCTTTAGACGGTCCCATGTGCCACTCAACACCCTGAGTGACGGGCATATCGAACCCGTCAGCAGTGGTCGCACTATCGACTCGCACGCGCGGCGCCACACTTGAAACCTGCTCAGGCGTCAAGCCCCAGCGCGATGCCGCACTAGTGACGACAGACGCGTTCAAATTGGCCTGCGCCGTCACCTGCTGCGGAGTGAATTTTCCCGTGCGCTCGAGTTCGGTAGCGAATCGTTCGGACAGAGCCTTGCGCTCCTGCTCGAAACGCACACGAGTCGTCGGACGCCAGAAGGCCGCACCGAAGGCTGCGCCAAGACCTGCTGCTACGGCGTTGTCTGCGAAGTTCAGCTCGTAGTTCTTAGCGAGCTCGTCGTAGTTCTGATTCTCAAGAATCCAGTGGACTCCCTGAACTTCGGCCACGTTGAGCCCAACGTTTGCACCCGCACCGATGGCCGCAGACGTGAGGCGGCTTCCTGTAGCGAAGGCCGCAGGCAACTTCAGCCCAATGGCATTCGCGGCAAACGTCAACATGCCGGCATTGATTGCCGTCTGTTCATCCACCCCCTCGTCAAGGAGGGTTTGCGTGCGGTTGACACCTACGTCCGCGCCAAAGAGCAGAGCGCCGCCTGCCGGTCCCGCAACGCTACCGTACAGAACCGCCTTCGGAATCATTTCACCGAGGCCGTAAACGATCTGTGCCGCGGTGCCGGACGTCTGTGGATCGAGCTCGTATTCCTGCTTCGCAATCTCACGAATGCGCCGGGCATTTTCCGGCATCACTTCTTCGCGCTGACGTCGTACCCACTCGCGGACTTCCGGCTGCGTTGTGAAGTTTTCAAGCGGAATCTGCCGGAGTCCCGTAATGGCAGAACTCGCCGTATCCAATACCGCATTCGGGATTGCCTTCCATGTGTCGCCCATGCCGTCAAAGAAATTCGGCTCGGGCATTTCAAGCGGTGGCAGTTCAGTCTCCGGACGGAGTTCTTCGGGAGCGTCAACTTTTCTGACCGGCTCAAAGATGTTCTGGAAAATCATCGTCCGGAAACCTCCAAAATCAGCGGTTCGTTCGTCTTTGCGTCGATCACTTTCGTACCGTTGCGCAGCACAATGTAGGAAACGCCACCGTCAGGCAGACGGCCATACGTCTGCAGCTTCAACTTCGGTAGTTCGCTCGCAAGCTTTTCAGCAGAGTAAGCAACGCTACCCACGTAGTAAGAGCCTTTTCCCTTGCGCAGTTCATCGCTCTTTTTCGCGATCAGATCGTCAAAGTCGTCGCCAAACCATCCGTTTGTGGAACGCGGCATCACGATCTTTTTGCCGTTGTGGTTTTCTATCTTTCCAACAGATGACTCGATTGCGTCGTTCACATTGCCGCCGCTCAAAGCCTTGTATCCGGCAACTCCCTTGACGAGTTCCATCGTGGCATTGAGAACCTGCGGATCATCAAAGACGGCGTCAGCATCCTCTGAAGCTCCCAGAGCATTAAAGGTCTGCGCTTGAATCCCCAGCACAGCCGTTTCATCCAGGCGAACGCGCTTTTGATCAACGGCATCTTTCCCGCGCAAGTACATTTCACCCAACGACACGCCCGCGCCATCCGGAAACTCGTCCATTGCACTGGCCGCAACCGCGTAATTGGATGCGCCTTTTTTAAGCTGTCGCGCCATCACCTCAATGCCGGCATCACCAACAGAGTCGGCGATTGTGCGAAGGAGCGCCACACGTTCATCCACGCTGCCGTTATCAAGCGTCTTCACCAAATCAGAGGCTTCTTGGCTGCTGAAAAGCTCGGCATCGCCACCCCACCGTTCGGCAAGCGTTCCCATTTCCTGCGCGCGGAATTCAAGCTGAGACCGAACCTGTTCCTGACTGCCCCAGTTAAGCGGTTGATAGTCACCGTATCCATTCGTGAGCGCGAAACCGATCTTGTCCTTGCGGCGCTCCGTCGCAATCGTCTGTGCCGCCTTTTGCATTGACGCCCAGGACTTCATTTCCGAGGAGAAGTTGTCGGAGCCCTGCTTAGGCTTGGCCGCCTTGAGCATCAGCATCAAATCAGCATCGCTCATAAACTTGGCATCGTTCCGGAACTGATTTTCCGTGCGGTCAAGCTGATATTGCTCGAATTCTTTTGCGCCACGCTTGGGGCCGTAGGCTTCCACAAACTGATCACGTGCCAACGCCTCGGGGTTGTTGCCCATGAGCGTTTCGGCAAGGTTGTTCGTCACCTCACGCTTGAACTCATCGTTGCGCATCTGAATCATCTGACTGCGCAGCTGGCGAGCACGCAGAACAACCGAAAGACGCTGATCGTTTTTGAGCGAATCGATGAATGAATCACCAGTCAAAGACGACGGATTGGTGTACCAATCATCAACAACAGCTCCGCCCGAATCTTTGACGCGAGCCTTTAGCTGAACGCCCGGCTCACGCTCCGCAAAGTACTGCTGCAGGTAATTCGCCTCGGCAGCGGACAGTTCGCGCCCGGGCACAAAAACGTCCTGCCCGTTTTCGACAGACCAATGGCCGCCTCGGTTTTCTTCAGTGCAGTAAATGGACTGATCCGAGAAGGTCGGATGATTCGGTTTTTTGTACTTGTCGCCCAGATGTCCGCGAGCATCTTCGGACATGGTGCCGGACTTGAGCTCCTTCCAAGCCCCTCGCAGGTCGTAGTTGAAAACGTCTCGCTCTCTACCTTCTGCCTTCGCCCAGGCTTGGAACTCGCGCTCCTCTTCCGGAGTCAACTGTGTGTTGTAGTGGTCAGTAAAGTCCTGCTCTTCGAATTCCTCCGCGGTTCTGTATCGCACAGGGCGCTGTGCAAGGCTCAAGGCCAAAGTGTCGCGGCTCTTGCTGAAAAGACCTGACTCGATCTTGGCCGCAATGTCGGCACTTACCTTCGGACGTTGAGACTTAAAAACCTGAAGAGCCAGAACGGGATTGTCGGAGCCCCATGCTTCAAAGCGTCGGGCCGTGAAAAGATCGTAGGACTTGTCTTTGAGAAGCTTTACCTGTTCCGCAGGCAAGCCCATCATCGCGGCCTGATAATCGATTTCCTGAGTGATCGAGCCCCAAGTCTTTTGCAGGTAGCCCGTTTCAGCATAGTGGTTGTCGGCGTCCGTCATCAAAGACTGCACGCGCGCCTCGGAGCTTTGCAGGTGATACGCCCGGGTCTGCTGACCATTCCAACGTCGAGCCTGCTCGACGGCAGTGCTCAAGCGATCTTGGATTCGGCTGCCGATGACTTCGCGCACCTGCGGCTGAAGACTACCGACGATCTTATCCACGTCCGCCGTCATGCCTTCGACCGTGGGCTGGAACGCATCCATGGCGTTCTTACCCTGTTGCGTCATGTATCCGTTTTCGCCACTCATGCGGGCGTTAATGGCATCAATCACCTGACGCTCGGCATCATCTGACTCGGCTTTGACCGTGCGCTGATGCTCAATGCGAAGCGCTTCGGTAAGCGAGTTCGACCACTCTTCGACTGGCTTCATCGCCTGCTGCATCATGCGGCCATAGGCATCGACATTGACTGCCGGCGCACGAGCTGGGACAAAACCCGAGCCGCCGTTATCGCGCACCTGCGGCACACCGCCTTGGAACGTAGGAACAATAGGCATTCGCTTTCTCCTTTAGCCGAAGGACAACATGCCGTTGCGAACGCCCCAACGCGGTCGCGGTGTTTGCGCATACGCATCTGACCCGATACCTGTTGCTTGCGGGGCACCCGTATTCGAGTCAAAAAGGCCCATCGCGTCATAGACCATATAGCGGTTGGCGATCTGAGACGCGCCCTGCAGAAGAGTGGTGCCAAAGACGAGTCCCGGACTCTGCTTTTGGGCTTCGTACTGCAAAGCCTGCCCCTGGTAATTGGCGGCTTGCATACGCATGCCCCAAGCATCGCGCACGGCGTTCTCTTTGATCTGATTGGAGTCGATCTCTTTGATGATGTCTGTCGAGGCCAAAACCTCAACTGCGCTGCCGGCGTTTGTCGCAAGACCGTTGGCGGCAATGGCGGCTTTCTGGCTGCCCTTGACCTGGCCGGCCTGCATTGTGAGCCGTACCTGATCTTTTTCAGCGGAGCGCAACCGTTGTTCGGCATTGAATTCCATCAGCTGCGCATTGATTCGAGCGATATTGGCCTGCGATTGCGCAATGGCATTGCTCTTATTCGTGATCCCGATTGAGCCAAAGGCATTGATAACGGAAGCCACGCCCATGCCGGCAAGGCTCCCGTATCCAAATGATTGACCTGAATTCCAAGGCATAAAACCTCCCATTATCGGGAGGTATTGTCAGATCACGCTATGCGCTCACGCGCACTTGCCGTCAGACGAGTTCGACCTTGGTTGTTAGGCCGATGACCTTGGCTGGTAGCGGTTGATCCTGGCGGATGCAAGTCTGGCCAGAGTTCGCCCATGCCGCAGTGACGCGCACCTCGATTTCGTCCGTGATCGGCTGCGGAGGCGTTCCGGGCGGCTCCATCGCGCGAGCCGGGTATTCGGTGAGATCGTCGAACGACGGACCTGCCTTCAGTCCGGAAGAGTTCACCACGCGGAAAATCATCGAGATGACGTTTTTCCGATGAGTCGTACCGTAGGAGCCGTCTTGCAGAGCCATAGCAAGCGGCAGCGTCTGAGCGTCGCATGAGTATGGCAAACCAACATGCACCACGCTTGCGGGTTCATCAAGCACGATCTTGCCGTTTGTCACAATCTGAGAAGGCTCAACCGAGCCATCGGCAAGAATCGACACTTCCATGCCTTCGAGCCACGTGAGCCCTGAGATTTCAGTCTTGGGCTCACCGCGGTACGTTCCGGAGCAGTCCAGGTAAACGCAGTCCGCAAGATTTGTATATTGGCGTTCGTGCATACGCTCAACGAAGACCTTTTCCTGCCCGTTGATGTTTCGGCGAACCACGGCATACAGGATGTCTTCGTCGCCTTCGGCCACGACCGTGCAACTCAAAAACTCACCGTCTGTTTCGACCGTGCTGAAAGCACCTACCTGCTGTTCCGGAACGTATGTCAAGGCGATAAGTCTGCCGTCCGAGGAGACGGCCCAAACGGTCGGGAAAGGCGCTTTGCCGAAGGACAAATCCTTGACTTCGAGATTGTCGAAAAGATGCGGAGCACGCAGGCAGATGTCCGCCGTTACATAGCCGCCGGCCTCGTATGAATAACCGCATTCACGCAAGTGTCCGCCGCGGGATGCCGCATAGATGAGCGTCGAGCCCACAATCACCGGCTGCACATTGTTGGCACCAAAGTACAATTGCGCATTGACGGACAGCGACTTTTGGGTGATTACGTCCGAGTTCTTAGTCGTGGCCAGCCACTCTGCCGAAGCCGTCAGAAAGATCATTCGGGCGAGCGGGATGATGTGTTCAATTCTGTCCGCATTGCGGGCCACCACAGCAGCGGCAATGCGATCATCGTCCTGACTTGGAAGCGAATAGCCCATGTTGGACTCGGTGCCGGACTTCGTCGCCCACAGCCAGTTCGGGCGGTTGTAAGTTCCGCCAAACCAACGACGACCTTCAAAGTAGGACACCGCACCCGGGTAGTCGCCCGTCGTGCCAACAGTTGCGGTAGCCGTGGCACCGCTTCCGCCGGAACCGTTTGACTCAATCGTCACTGTGGGATTTGTATATCCGGATCCGGGACGAATGACACGAATCTCCGATATAGCCCCGTTTTCATCAACAACGGCTTCAAGTTCAGCTCCAGTTCCTGTGGGGTCAGTCACTGTAACGATTGGAGGTATCGGAGCAGTGATTACCGGATAGTCCCAAGAAACCCCGTACCTTAGATGATTTCCCTTGACAATAGATCCTTTCCATCGGTCCGAAGAGGTATAGCCGGCACCCTCACTTTCCACTTTGTATCCGGAAATGTTGTAGGACACTGAACTTGCCGCTTCACAGACAAAAGAGATTTTGGCCCCAGTGCCAGTGTTAGACGTGACGGCAATATTTTTGAGCTCATTCGGGCTAACACTGCCATCAAAAACAGCATTGTGCGCCGCTGAATACGGCGGCAGGGAATTAGAAAACGTCTGCGACGTATTGTTACCGTTTGGCGCATGGTAAACAGTAAATGTCCCGGGCAAAAGCCCCTTTATGCTCCGATTCGTTAAATAACCACTGCCACCATTTGTGACGGTAACACTTTCAATGCCTCCTGCTTTCATGAAAGGCTGATCATAAATCGGAGGTGTGATCGACGCGTCCGGATCAATGTTTTCGTCAACTATGCTTGTCTGATCTGTCTGCCCGATGTAGCACCACACGCCGCCTTGGTTTCGATAGACGCGGTAAAGGTCTGCTCCGGACACTTCGTCCCACGAGATTGTGTTGTACGCACCGTCACCGTATGGGTTGCACTCGACTTCCACTGATTCGCTGCGCTCCGATTCCTGAGAGCCGTCTTTAAGCAACGCCGTTACAGCGTACTCTCTCGTGTAATCCGTTTTATTCGAGACTGAATCATTGATTGTTTGGACAGCCGTAACATTTTCGGGAGGCTCAAGCTCTGAGGCAAACGAGATCTCTGTCAAGCGCCAGTCAGTCGCACCGTAGCGGCGCAATTCTCTTGGCGCGTGGCTCGGATGAACCAACGTCACAATGTCGGCAGACTGAACGAAGTGGATGCCCCAAACGTCATCGATCAAATAGGGGGTTTCAACTTCGTAGGGCAGACCATCGTCGCCCAGAAGCGTCTGCCCCTGTGTATGAAATCGAATGTACTTCTCACCAACTTCCAGAACCATCGTCTGGTCGGCCGAGAATGTGAAATTCAACAAGCGAGGCGGCTTGGTCGGGTCTTTGACCTCGAGAACGCGCTGAAAACCCGGCCGGGATACGATCGGGCCCTGCGGTTCCACCAAAAAGTTTCGGCACTTAGCCAAGCCGGACTGATACTTGGAGTCCGTGACGCGCGAGAACATTGATTCCGAAATTTCGCCGCCATTGAAGGACTGCTGATAGAGTCGAATCTGCGCCATGATCACACCCACCGGCTAGAAATTTTGGACGGAACTCGCAGCATCTTTTGCCGAACCATCGCCTGGCCGTCGATCGTCTTGGCAACAGACAAAGCCTGCTGATACTGCTTCATCAAATTTGTGGCTTCGGTTGAGGCGGAACTCTGACGCTTGATTGGTCCGACAAGATAGGCGGCGAGCAGTAGCACCAAGGCTTCCGTGAAATAGGTCGGGTAGAGGGCAACAGAGTCGATGTAAGCAGTGTAGTGAGCCACCGCTTTCTTAACGTTCGTGATGATCATGCGGTTGGAGTTAGCCGCGTTGTACTCAACGCGCCACTGGCTGCGCGGAATCTCAATTTCGTCATCAAATTGGCGAGCATCATCCGGATCAATCGAGAACTTAGCCTGATTCTCCTTTTCGCCCAAAACTTCGTAAAGACCAATGATCCGGACAGCATCGGACGGGAAGGCATACACCTTCGCTGCCCCGTAGATCTTCGAATCGACGTTTGCAAGTTCCGACAAGCGCACACGACGCTGCGCAAAGCCCCAGTCTGCATCTTCGAAGATGCGTCGCTTTGCCATCGGGAACCACCGATTGCATAACCCGGCGTTCTCAGAACCGTCAGAAGGATTGACGGACACCACGTCTGCTTTTTCTCCTAAAAGCGATAGGGCAAGGTTGCAAATATCTACTTCGGTTGCCATTACTAAAAAAGGGGATGTTGCCACCCCCTTTCCATGAAAAAGACTCTAGCCGGAGGCCTTAGTCAACAGTCGGAACGATGTCGATGCCGACCTTCTTGTACTGGTTCGGGAGACCGAACGAAGTCGTCAGGTAGGCGTCGATCGTGCCGGTAATGGTGCCCTTGACGGTAGACGACAAGCGCACGTGCTGGCGATGCTTAACCGGCAGCGGAATCACAATGTCTTCCTTGACGTCTGCGCCGGCCATTGCTGGCAGAGTCAGGATCGACGTGAAATCGGAGCCGTCATCAGAATCATCAATCGAAAAGGTCACGCCATTGGTGGCTGCCTCAGTGCCAGTGCCAGCAACTGTCGGATGAATCACGAGATAGATCGGATCAGCCCAAGCACCCGAGTTCGGGGCAGGCTGGCCAAAGTCGTAGGCGTCCGACGTGATGGCGGCGGCGATGCTCTTCGCAGCACAGAGCTGCATTTCAAGATCAAAACAGGCCATTTGGATCACCTCCTTTAAGAGAACGCGATGACGTTGCCGTCGTTGCCAATCACGTCGTTGCCAAGCTTGTGGATCGGAGTGTCGCCGTAGGACAGAACCTTGCGGCCGGCAATTTCGCTCCAGGTCAGGAAAGCGTTGTCCTTGTTCTGCATCTGGCGGCGGAGAACCGAGCGGATCGTATCGTTCATGTAGAACGCGATGCGACCGGAGGCGTCGTCGGGCAGCATTTCTAGAGCCTGCGTCATCAGATCGATCAGATCAGGTGCGCTGGCCGTGGTGTTCTTCTTGGAGAGCTTGGACGTGTCGACGTTGCAGATGCGAACCACCGATTCGGGGTCGTAGGCAGCCACACCAATGTCCCAACCGAATTCAGTCACAAGCGCGCGGTACGCCTTGCCGTTCTTGTCCTGGACGTACTGCTCGCCCATGTCATCGACGGAAAGACCGGGGCCTTCGCCGCCCTGCGGATAGAACATGTACATGCCTTCGGGCTTCCAGTTGGCAAGCCAAATGTCCGTCAACTTGCCTGAGGTCGTACCGCCGGCATCAATGCAGCGACCACCGAAAGCTTCAGAGGTCGGCACCACAATGTTTGCCAAACCCAAACAGTCGCGAGCATCAGTCTTCGGATCACCGTAGAACACACGGCGCACTGCCTGGCGAGCAAGCCCACGCATAAATGCCTGATCCTTGCGCAGACGCCAAGCTTCACGTTCGCCCGGCTTGCGGGTGTTGTAAAGACTCACGTCAACGACAGAGCGCGTGCGCACCATGCTGGCCGTGTAGCGAGCCGCTGCACCCAGAGCTTCTTCAGCTTCCCAACCTTCGTTGTAGCCACGAAGCTGACCTTCCGGGTACTTCGTGATGATCTGGCCCTTGTCCGTATCGCCGTTGTTGGCGGAAAGAATGACGCCCTGATCAAAGAAAGGCGTGTAGTCGCGGATCGTGTGAATAAGCACCTTGCGGGCTACATCCTTGTCCGTGACCATGGATTCGTAGTCGGCCAAAGTGAGAGCCTGGCCGTCAGCAATCAAACCACTCATTTGTTAACCTCGTTTAGCGGATTTGTAGAAATCGCCCGGCGTAACTTTTCCGTCACCGGCTTCAGAGCCGCGCGGGAAAGAGCCTTCGCCGATAGCGCGTCCTGCTCGAGCTAGGAGCTTTAGCAACCCCGGGTGGTTCCCGATGGGCGTGCTCATGAACTCGGCGATGTCGGGATCAACCGACCCGTCCTCGTTCTTCGCAAAGCGGTCGCGCACACGCGCAATGTCCGCCATCGAGCGATTCCAATCAGCCGACAATTCCTTGTCCGCTTGACTGCGTTCAGCCCACTGTTTCGACACCTCGGCAATCTGAGCCATCTGTCGCTGCGCAATCACGGGCGCAACCTTGTCCAAAAGGTTTTGAGCCTGCGCTTGCGAGAGATTCGTCTCCTTGGCCACTTCCTTGAAAGCGTCCATCACCTGGCCGTCGTACTTCAGACCTTCAGGAGCCTTGAAGTCCTCATAAGACTCGGGAGCGCCTTCCGGCTGTTCCTTCTTCTCGTCGGCCGGTTTCTGATCACCTTCAGGCTTGGAGCCTTCGCCATCGCCTTCCTTTGCTCCACCCGTCGCGCCCGTCAGCAAATTGCCTTCAGGTTGCGTGGTAGCAGCAGAAGAAGCCGAGCCTTCAGCTCCGGCGGATGCAGCCTGCTCGTTTCCGCCTTCCATACCGGTGGCCTGAGTTGCTGTTTCGGTCGCGCCGGTATCAATGTTTTCGTCTGTCATGCTGTTCTCTCAACATCAAAAGGTAGAGATCAGGATCAAGAGAACCCTGCAGATCGAGCCCGACACTGCGGCGCCCCTCGGCAAAAGCCATCGACAAAGCATTCGTGTTGAAGCTCGAAACTTGAAGCTGGCAAAGGTCAAGGATCGAGAAGATCATTTCCCGACCATCCTTCGTGCTCATCGCGGCTTTGACTTGGTCACGGAACCGAGCCATGCGCTGTTCGCGCTGGAACTCGATTTCCTCGCGTGTTTCGGCCAAAGCCTGCAGATCAAAAGGGTCTCTTTTCTTCATGGCTGGCATCTTCACATGCTCACAAGCGCTCACGCGCAGATAAAAAAAGGCGGAGCCTCTCGCCGGAGCCCCGCCAAAAGCCGTCCATTGACGGTCCTCGGGAGTATTCGTTATGCCTGACCAGCCAAAGCGCCGAGAGCGTTAACCGCTTGCCCGGCCATGGTCGAATCCCCAGTCGGCACACGGCCAAGCTTGCTCAAAGCATCAGCGCCCTGCTGCATCTGCTCGGCCTGCGCTTGCTGTTGCTGCGCCTGCTGTTGAGCCTGAAGCTGAGCCTGAGCCTCGTCATCCGGAACAACAACTGACGGCGCGACGCTGTAGTAGTCCGCGTATTCGTTCACAGCATTGAAGGCGTTGATCTTCAGCAATGCTTCGGGCTTGAACTGCGCGATCTGTCCGATCATGCCGAGGAAGTTCGTCAGGCCGTTGGCGCGGATTGCTCGCTGAGAGCGTGCCAGCATCGACGTGTATTCGATGTTGAGTTGCTGACCGACGAGCTCCGGCGGCGGAGGCGGAATCTGTCCCGCTCTGGCCAGGATGTTGTACGCGCGCTCAATGAGCGGCCGCAAAACCTCGTGATTCAGACGCGAGAGCACAGGGCCAAGCATCATCAGCTTCTCTTCGTGGCGCTCGGCCACTTCGGTCGCCGTCATGTTCTTGGTCGAGCCCGAGAGCATCAAGAAAAGATCGACGTTGAAAGCCTGATTGATGCGTTGCATAACCTCCTGCATATCAGCTGTTAAGTGCTGCAGGTTGAGCGCAACATTGAACGCCGACTGCACCTGATGCGCAGAGTTCGGCATATCCACGTAGCTGATGCCGCCCGGCAGGAAGTCAATCTCCTTGTCCTTGGCCGCGGTCGGAAGAATCTTCGGCGGATCGACTTGGAAATCAATGGCATTGCCCTTTTGAAGCTCCTGATGCTGAAGCTGTTTGACGTCACCAAGCGCCACCATGCCCGGCGCTTCTTCGGAGTAAATGTCCGATCCGGACGCGCCCCAGCGACCAACCACTGCGGGAAACTCGTTGTAGCCGCTTTCTTCGAGAATGCCATAGCCATCGTCGTCACCATCCAGGAGCATCACCACAGAGCGCCACGGCATGTTTCGGTTATCGATCTTGGACGGATCACGCTCAAAGCGCGGCTCAATTGCATGGATGACGCGGAACCGCTTATCGACAGCCTTCTGATCGTCGTAACACATGAGGACATTACGCCCCACAGCCTTGCGACCGTACTTCGAGACAAGCTGCCCCGCAGTCATCGAGAAGCGTCGATAGAGCGTATCCGGCTCGCCTTTGTAGTTCACACCAATGGCATACTCGCCCGCGACGAGCGGAACGCAATAGAACCCGTTGGTCGGGTCTTCGAGCACGACAATGGCCATCACGCCCATGGTGCCAACCTCGCGCCAGCCGTGGTGAAGCGCTTGGTACGTGTTCGTGCGCGTGAAAGCCATTTCAAGGATGCGCTGCACCATGTCAAGCCACTGCTTCACAGCGTGCGAGCTGTCCAGGTTCGGGTCGCCCGTGGTCAAAGCAAACCATTGAGACGCAGGATCGGTCATACCTGACATGAGCCCTGCGGCCAAGATATTCGCTGCCCTGGTCGCGGTGTTGTTGTAGATGCGATTCCAACGGCTGCGCGAAAGGTTTTGCGGCGAATCGACCGCCAAGAAGCGCCCGGATGCCGGAGTGATGCAGCGGCTGATCTCAAGCCACTGATCGATGTACGGCGCGCGCTCAGTCTTGAGCTGCGTCCAGCGCCGCAGGATCGAGTCGTGAAGCTCCTTGCGATCCATGGCACGTTACCCCAGCGTGGAACCACCACCCAAGTTCAAACGATCACCGGACACGCCACCGGCACCAGTCAGAAGCGTGCTGCCACCGCCACCTTGAGAGTTCTGCTGCAAGATGCCGCTGATGTCGGCCTGATTGCCGTTCTGACGACGCTGATCCTGCCGAGCTTGCTCGGCTGCGGCCTGAGACTGTTTTTCTGCCTTGCGCGCAGCATCTCGCTGAGCCGACGCCTGCTTGTTTGCGCTGTAAATGCCCGCCGCCGCGCTGGCTGCCGCAATGCCGCCGGCAACCCAAGCGGCAGTTGTCGCTCCACTCATCTTTTCACTCCTTTTTTTCGAGACATCAGCAAGTCGCCCTCGTCGGTGAACTCGTCTTCTGCCTCTTCAACTGTTTTAGCGTTCGTAGCAAAGCTCATTTGCACGAGGCAATCGCTCTTTGCGTACATGATCTGTTTTCGCCCGGCAGGGCACTTGAAGGTTGCAAACTCCTCAACGTCGATGCACTTGTCTCCGGCCGTCAAACGCATGTTTCCGAAAATCGTGAGTACCGTTGGGATCTTGATCAGCGCGCCAGTGATGACTACGCCAGCAGGGATGCGCACCGTCCGAGAGTAAATGCCAGCATGAAGCACATGCACTGTCTCAAGCTCGACCTGAGGTTGCTGCATGGCAAAAGCCTCGAACTCTTTCGTGAGCCGAAGCGCCTCACCAGCAGTGACCGGCAGCGAATCCACAACGGCAACTGCGCCCATTTTCATAGCTCCAAGAAAAAGACGGTGTTGGTATGGCGCCACCCCTTGAGCCGAGCCAATCTCTCAAGTCTTGACCCGGCCGGAGCTGTGACGTACAGCCCAGGGGCGCCAGCGTCCTTAGCCAGCTTGCGAGCCGCTTCGAGGAGTTTCAGACCGCCGCCTTGTTTTCGATATTCCGGTAGCAAATGCAAGGATTCGACACATGCACCCATTCGGGAAAAGTGCGCGTAAGGAGTGATCATTACCGACACACCGCCGACAAGTTTCCCGTCGCAATAAGCGGCCGCGGTCTTGATAAACCCGCAGTCCTGCAAACGCTGATACTGGGCGCGATCAGGTTTCGCAGTCCCCATGGCTTTGTTTGCGCATTCTTCCCAGTTGCTTTGCACAAGAGCCATGAAGTCCGGATCATCAACAATCTTCATGACCGGAACTTCTCGAATCTCAAGAGTCACGCTGCCTCCAAGTTTCAAACGATTGCAAGCAGTTTGCATCAGGGGTATGCGCTCACGCGCACATCAGGCGTAAGGATCACGCGGACCGCGCCCGGAGCCGTGACGCGGAGTGCGGTGCGGGCTGGGCAAGTCGTCCAAATACTCGTTCGTCTGCACGGCAAACGTGAGCATCAGGCTGTCAGCACAGTCAGGCGACTGCAATCCACGCTTTTTCATGTCCTCCTTGCGCTCGAGGATCAACTCGTTCTTTCCAATCGTGTACCCATATTCGACCTGAGTCAGATCGGAGATCAAGTCCTCGTCGTTCGCGATACATCCGCCGACTTTCATCCATTCGAGGCCACGACCCCACATTTCCGCTCGCAGGTTCTTGTATCGAGGATTTGTCGGCGAAGAGCCGAAGTTGATCTCATTGACAGGATAGGAGTTATGCCGCAGCCAGTCTGCCGGACTAGCGCCGACACCACCAACGTCGAGATTGATCAGAATCTTTCGGATGCCTAGGTCCTTGAGTTCGTTGTACCACTCGGCAATCTTTGCTCCGAGTTGAAACCCGTCAAGTCCGCGGAACTTGCGCTGAGGGAAGCTTCGAGCATCCTGCCCGATGCGGCATGTGATGACGCTCTGGTCATCGCCGAAGCGAGCGACGTCAACGCCCAGGATTGCTACCATGCGTGTGAACTCGATATGCGGCAGCGACCGATTTGCCGCTCCATCGGCAATAGTGCGGCTGATGAATTGCAACGAACTGGCGTTCGGGAAAACGCCACGGATACGCACACGGACAAAGTCGGAGTCTTCGCCGTGCAAATCCACAAGCTTTTGCAGCTCTTCACGGTTAGCCACAGCCGCGTCTCGGCTATCGACGTGCATGTGACGCCAGCGGTGTCGATTACGATGGAAGCACTCGTAGAACGACCCCGAGCTGTTGTTCGGGTTGCCGAACTGGAACCACATCAGCTGCGTGTCGCGGTCTGACATGGCGCCTTCGATAACGTCGTTAATCACCTGCGGGATGCCTGAAGCCTCGTCAAAGATGACGATCAAGCGCTTGCCGTTGTTGTGCAACCCTTGGAAGGCTTCCGGATTCGACTCACTCCACGGAATGGCGTCGATGCGCCATGTCTTTTCGTGGCCTGGCTGCCGACACGTCAGCGACAGCGCAGACATATCAAACCACGGCCGAAAGATGCAGAGGTTGTACCACTTCGCCAGCTCAGCAAAAGTCTTGGTTCTGAGCTGAGTCTCAGTGTTGGCCGTCACCACGCCGCGCGTGTCGGCCGCCGTGGACATAGCCCAAAGCACAAGCCAGGCGACAAGCGCAGACTTACCGACGCCGTGCCCGGATGCAACAGCAAGGCGGAACGCCTCGTCAAGAGACATCCCGCTTTTGATGTGGTCGCGCAACTCCGTCAAAACCTTGGTTTGCCACACGTCAGGGCCGGTCATACCTTCGAGGCTGCGCTTGCCCCACGGAAATGCTTTCTGCGCAAAAGCCAAAGGATCAGTCTTCCATTTGCGAGCCAGTCGGACGAGCTTGGCCTTAACTTCCTCACGAGTCGCTAAGGCGTTAGACATCCTTCACCCCCGCGACATCCTCAACGAGGTTGTCAGCCATGCCGACCTCAAGCTTTTGGACAAACTTACCGCGCAGTTTGGCGATTGTCTGCAGTGCCGTGTTGGCGCCCTTGGAGTCGAAAGCCATCACAAACTTGCCTGTTTTCTTGTCCTTGACGGGCTTTCCGAACATATCGACGACCTGCTTCGGTTTCATGCACATGTCCAGAAGTTCGATAGCACGCTTCAGCTCGAAATCTTCCTCGAGCTCCAGGCGTTCACTGCGGGCTTGCTGGCGTTCTTCTATCGCGCGCGCGATATTCGTATTTTTTCGTAACTTGTCAGCATTTCGACCGGCGAATTTTTCACTGTACCCGGCCTTGCGTGCAGCCTCCGCCGCATTCCCCGTCTTCAGATATTCGGAGACGAAGACTTGCTGCCGAGGCGTTAGCTTTTTCTCCATCGTTTCACCACTTTGAAATCTGCAATTGACTGAGACCTTCTCGACCCATCGACATAGCTACGCACCGTCCGAACCGGCATATCAAGCATTTCGGATATACGCGCCCATGTGTAGCCCTCTGCCCGAAGTCTTTTTGCCGCTTCAACGTCTTGCTCGAGATACTTTGCATTGGCATGATCTTCGCCCACAGCTCTACCCGAATCATTCACTGCAACGCGAAGGCGCACTTTGACGAAGCCCGCTGCTTTCAGATCCGCCACCAGCTTGTGGTGCCTCTTCTGTGCGAAAATGCTCGGGATAAACAAACCGAACTTTTGAAGCTGCTTCTGCGAGGCACTTCGCCCTTGCCAAGCTTCCAATTGGCAGAGTTCTCGCTTTGTCGGCGGCGCGAACAAGGAGAGCTGCTGCATCGTCTGGCAGCAAAGTTGAGACCCCGATTTTTTCGTGCGCGCCATCAAATACATCCTTAATAGCACTGGACATCCCAGCCACCTCCTGAACTTTTCTTTTTGGGAAAGACGACGAACACGGGGAAGGGGTACTGCGTGGCGCAAGCCTTGACCTTCACTTTGGCGTCGTCAGCGAATATGGCCGGAGACCCCTTGACCTCATGCAGCTCGAGCGTGCCGTCCGGGCGAAGAACAAGAAAGTCCGGTGTATAGAAGCAAGCACCTTCAGCGATCTTCAGCTTGAGAGCCTCGAACCAGTAGGCAGTGATCCTGCCGGCGTGCTTCTCTGCCTCTAACCAGGCCGCGTAAGCCTTCTCCGTCCGATTCATCTGTCCGGACTTCATGCGGCCCTTCGCGTAGAGTCGGGCCTTGGCGTAACCTTCAGCGAACATGTTTTTTCGACTCCTTGGCTTTGGCCCGGCGCATGTCTCTAATTGCATCTAGGAATCCGAGCTGAAAACGCGTCCAGAGCTCGGGGCGGCGTCGATAGCTAGGTTGGTATTGGGAGAGTGTTTCTCCGCGCATAGCCGCGCGCCTACCCTCGTCGTAGGCGTCTTGTTCACGGTCAAGTCCCTTCATGCCGCTTCCTCTACCGGTTGAATGTGAGCGGCATCCATCATTGCCAGCGCTTCCTTTTCGGCCTGCGCTTGAAAGACGACTTCCTCGAATCGCTGAAGCCGCACGATCATGTCGGCCTTGTTTTCGGCCATCCATCGAAGGGAATCGACGATTCCCATCTTTGCGGACTCGATTGCGTGCATGTGGTCCTCTAGCGACAGGCGTAGCAGACGGTGCCCGTCGTCAATCGCCGAGAACTTCTCAAAGATTTCAGTCGTAGTCATGGCCACCCCACGGAGTAATGCGGTTTGAATCGACGCAGAAGGAAGTTGCCTTACGGTTGAACCACAGCCCTAAGCTTCCTTCCCAATCGCCGTTACGCTGTTTGCACACCCGGATAAATGTGTCGGGGCTGTCGGCGTCCTCAACGGGCGTGAGGATGTTTTCCTGGCGGCGCTTTTCCTTGTCGCGATTGCGCTGCACAATCACCTGGTTATCGACCTGATCCCCGATTGCGCCAGACCCTTTGAAGTCAAACTTGCCGAGCTCGTCTGACTCGGACTTACCTTTGCGGACGTGATGGATCAGGTGTACATGGACGTTCATGCGATGCGCCAAATCGCAGATCATCTGCACCGTATTCTTTTGGGCATTGAAATCGTCTTCGCCCGCAACGACCTTGGCGAGGTTATCGATCAGCAGGTGCTTGCACTTGTATTGCGTGGAAGCCACAACACCGGCACCGAGCACGGCGCGCGGGTCAATGGCGCCTACATGGTCAAGGATGAAGAGCTTATGGCGGTACTGCGCGTAAAAGCGACGGACCTCATTCACGTCCTTGGTCTTTCCGCCAAGCCACTGGCGGATCATGCGCGCCCAGGTGAACTTCGGGAGCATTTCAAAGGACATGATGGCTACACGCTCTCCCGCATCCGCCAGCTGCATTGCGAGCTGCCCTGTAAGCAGGCTCTTTCCGTGTCCGTTGATGCCACCCCAAAGCGTCACTTCGCCTTCGCGAAAGTACAGGTTCGGAGCGAATGGACACTGCACGCCGGACTGCAATCCCTCGAAGATACACATGGTCTCGTCTTCGTACTCGTCGGCTGTACGAAAGATGAAATTCGTGGGTAGCGTCTCCCATTCGTCTATGAGCGCTTGCTCGTCGTAGGGCATTTCATTCATGCTGCTGCCTCTTTGAAAAAGTCTCTGTGGCCTTGCGTCTTCGGATTGAAAACCTGCAGGCCGTCTGTGAAATCGGTAAAGATCAATCGGGGCTGATTCTCGAACTTCTGAAGTTCCTCAAAGATCACGTTCGCTCTCCGGCGTCTGACTTCGTCGCAATCGATCCAAACGTTTCGGTTTTTGCAGAACTCGAGATTTGCTCTCTGCAGCACGTCGTTGTTTTCGATCACCACCGTCAGACACTCACCCGCCAGTGGATAGTCCAGCTCGTGCTGGTGGGCCTTCGGGTTCTCTGGGACGACAAACCGCACGGAACTAAAACCGCCAAACGAGTGGATCTTGTCTATCAGCTTCTTATCCGGGAGCATGTCGCACCTCCTCCCAGACTTGACCAACGAGGTCTTCAAAGATTCCCGGCTGATCGTCTTCCTCGGCCTGCTGTTGAGCACGTATCGCCTCTGCGCGTCTTCTGGCTTTGGCTTCAGGCGTGAGTTCAAGCGGAGGCAACTTTGTCTGTTGGCTGTCCTTGAGCACCCAAGAGAGTTCAAACCCTTGCCAAGCCCTTGCAACCTGTTCGCGCATGATTGCCTCCAGGTTCCATTCGGGATGACCAAGTCTTCGGGCTTCATCCGCTTTCTTCTTCAGGCCATCGATCACCGACTGGCTGATGACTGCTCTCTTGGCTTTTCGGTTGGCTTTCCAGTCCTCAACAATCTGTTCTGAAACGCCGTAAAAATTCAGAGCGACCTTGGTCGCGCGCTTATTGTTTCTTATTTGGTTTCTTATTTGGTTTCTTCGACCTACATCTGATGTAGGTGGTGTACCCACATCTGATGTAGGTACCCTAGTGGCATTGGATGTAGGTGCATCAAATGTAGGTACATTGGATGTAGGTACTTTTGATGCGGGTACTTCTGATGTGGGTACATCAGATGCAGGCACTTCTCGATTAACAAGAACGTACTTGTTCCGTTGACCTCGGGCTTTGACGACCTGGACATGACCGAATTGAACAAGCGCCTCGATTGCCTTCACGACCGTGCGTTCATCCTTCACGCCGGCATCATCGCAAATGGTCGCCAGACTCGGATCACACTGAGCCGTATCCTGGTTGCGACGTCCAAGCAACGAAATGCCGGCAACCGCCTTTTCGACTACGCCAAGCCTTTTGTCGTCACGAATGGCGCGCAAGAACGCGAAATGATCGAAGCCGCTAGTCATTTCGATCCTCGCAATCAGCACAATCCTTCGAAGAGTTTCCAGTCAATATCGGGGCGCAACTCCCAGCGCGTAATCCGACCGTTAGTAACGGTCTCGATCTTTGCAGCCAAGGCAACGCCTGGATGCCGTTCCTTACTCGAAATCAAGTTCGTCAGATACGTGCGCTTGATGCCGCACCGGGTGGCAATGGCTCGCCGTTCGGCTGGCTTGAGCGATTTGAAAAAAGCCGTAGCGTGTTCATTCATGGAGATAAACACCATATAAGTGTACAAGTTCACACTGCATGATACACTGATTTGGTGTTACGACGCAACCCCAAACAACACTTCCGAGGTGATGATTTTGGTTAACATGCTGTATATCACTGGAGAAAACCATGCTCGATATACCTGCAATACGAAGACAAAACCTGCAGAAGATTCGGGATAAAAGCTACGCTTCAAATGCAGAACTGGCGCGCGCAATCGGTCGTTCGTCATCCCAAGTCAATGACATGCTTTCGGGCACGAAATCTTTTGGCCCCAAAATCGCCCGTTCTATCGAGGAAAAACTGAAGCTTCCACGCGGTTATCTCGATGAGCCGCATGAACTCGAGAAAGTGCCGATGCGTTTCGGCAAAAAAATCCCCATTATCTCCTTTGTTCAGGCTGGAGACTTTACTAACGCAGGGGACGACTCTTTTGATGAATGGATTGATGTGCCAGAAGATATGCCCGATGGTTCTTACGGCCTGAAAATCAGAGGGAAATCAATGGAACCCGCCTTCTACCAGGGGGAAATCGTTGTTATTGATCCAACACTGTCAGCGAACCCGGGCGACTTTGTCGTGGCCAGAATTGCCAATTCCTCAGAAAACGAAGCGACCATTAAGCAATATGCCGTCACAGGCATTGACCGAAATGGAGTGGAAACGTTCGAGCTGCGCCCTCTGAACCCGCTATTCCCGACCTTTTCGTCAAAAGAACACGACATTGATCTTCTTGGCGTCGTCGTCGAAAAACGAATCAAGATGCGGTAAAACAAATTGTTGACATTTTGCAACTACAGTTAGTTGCAATTGATGTAGACTGAGATGACGCAAACAGACAAACTTAGGGAAAAGTTCAAAAGAATTCCGCCGCCCAACGATTTGACGTGGCCTGAACTATGCCGCGTCATGAGCTCTTATGGGTTCGAGTGGGAATGCCCTGGGGGTGGTTCGCACGGAGCTTTCATCAACAACATACTTGAAGTTGAGATAAAGCCAGCGACAAAACCCCATGGGCGAGCTGAGAAGACAATCCCTACATACCAAGTTCGTCAATACAAACAAAGACTGGACGATCTAGGATTGCTGTAATGACTAAGAAACTAACATATAAAAACTACACGGGTTCCGTCGAATACAGCGAAGAAGACGGAGTCTTTTTTGGGAAGCTTCTATACATCACCGACCTCATTCTTTACGAAGCTGAAAGCAAAGAAGATCTTCAGAAGAGTTTTGAAAACGCGGTCGATGAGTATCTGTCCGACTGCAAACTCCAAGGGCGCACCCCCAATGAACCATGCAAAGGGTCTTTCAACGTGCGCGTCGATCCTGAAACCCATTTGCAGCTGAAGTTTTTAGCCGTTAGGAAAGGCGTTCACCTCAACGAAGTCGTCCGCCGTGCATGCATCGCAGCGATTGAGGCGGACAAAATCAAAAGAACTTATGAGTTTGCACCAGTTCGAGCGGCGTCCTGGAAGTCCGACGGTTTCCCGGGAGGGATCGGGTTATGTTAGAAATTCAGAAGCTCGGCCCATTTAAAGAGATGACACCGACACTCGACTATATCCATATCGAGAACAAGTTCGGTCCGCACGGAGAAGGAGCAGTCCAGCAGCAAATGCAGGTTGCCAACACTTTGTCCGATGACAGAAGAATTCTGTGGGTTGCGTTGGCAATGACTGTCAATCTAACCAGTGCTTCCGACAATAAAAAACCATTGCTCGAGTCGGAAATTCGAGCTCATGTTGGGTATATTTTCGAACAACCTTTAGATAAATCGATCCTCAAAGACCAGGACATCATCAACTTATTCGCAACACCCTTGTACCACCGAGTATCTGAGATGCTACTCAGCAACCTGAGAGCAATGGGATTTGACGTTTCTCTCCCACTAGCAAAACCACCACGGGAGATCGTGAGGAAAGTCATACCTTGATAGATAAACCGCTTGTGCCGCCCTTCGGGGCGGTTTTTTTGTGCCCTAATTTTTGATTCAAATCAAACAACAACCATTTTCCCCACCTTGTTGGTGTTTTCTTGGTGTTGCGTTTTGGTGTCGCTTATGGTGTAATTTGCAACACCAAACAAACACCGAAAGAGAACACCATGCTCCACACTCCAACCATCGACACCTTCGGCCTCGCACAGGCCTCAAGAGACATCAGAGATGCCGCTGCGATTCAGGCTCAGTTCCGCAACGACGTTGACGGGCTGATCTACAAGAGCCTTGAAAGTGCCAAGGGTCGCGCCCGGGTCATCCTCGCCGACTACTTCGCGGATTTTCTTGAGGACGCCTTCGGTGCCTACGACGACGCCGACACGATTCGAAGCGAAGAGCGCGATGCCGTCCGAGAAGCTCTCACCGATGAACAAGAACAGGAAGCTGTACGACGTCATCCCTGGTAAGGAGAACGAAATGGACTTCAAACCAGTTGACCACAAGTACAAAGTCCAGATCACGCAGGGCATCTATCTCAAGTGCCGCAGTTTCACAGGTGAGAACGTGAGCATTTGCTGCGGCGTAGCCGGATTCACTGCATGGCTGCATGACATTCCCTTTGAGGATTTCTGCCAGGGAATTCGACTGCTGAAGGCAAACACGGATTTCGAAGTGCACACGCTGCGTTGCCCGTTTTGCGCAGAGTGGACTCCTTACGGAGGCATGACTCTCGCGCATAACAAAGGCTGCTTAGAGATCAGCTGCGACCGAGCCCACGCACAGCTTTTCATTGAGTACGCCGAGGACTTCATCCGCGAAGTGAAGGAGCAGATCGATGCGCAAGCTGCTTGACTGGATGTTCACGCCCGACGAGCACGGCGATTCGCCCATCGCTTTGATCGTGGCCGTCGCCACCTTCCTGATCTGTATGTACGCAATCGCCTGTATGCCAGGCCACTAACCACCACAGAAGGCGCGCCCTTCTGTCTGCCGCTCCGATCGAGATCTCTCCTGCTCGATACAAAGACCCCGGGCGGCAGACAAAAGGACGCAACTCAATAAAAGAGACGACTAGGGGTGTGAGTCCCCGGACGCTATGAAGCTCTTTGGCAAGAGTGGAGCCGAGCGCGGCACGACTACGTAGTCAACCGTAGATCGTTAGCGGGGGTGAAGCCGCCCCGTCAGGCCAAGCTCCTTTCGCAAGAGAGGAGCCACGTGAGGCCGTTCAGTGGACTGAGCGGTTTGACGTGGTCATTCAGGGGTATAGCTCAACGGTAGAGCATTCGGCTTTGACCCGAAGTATGCAGGTTCGACTCCTGCTACTCCTGCCAGAAACACCCCGCTGTAGCCTCATGCGAAAAATAAATTTGACCCACATTGTCTTCTTCATATACTTGAAGAATAAATATTTTTAGAGGTAACACACCATGTCCTTAGATAGAAAATCGGCAGGGTCAAATTCTTTTGAAATCAATAAGGTAGACAACAAAATGATGGCTGTCTCGGCAGGGGTTACAGGCTTCCTTTTCAAGGCCGAAAAGCAAGTCGAACGTGACGGCATTGAAATGGGGGTTCTTGAGAACGGGATGCCCTATCTTTCCGAAAGTGGTCTTGCACGAATGTGTGGGGTAGCTCGTTCGACGATTCAAGCAAGAGCTGCGTCCTGGCACAGTAAGAAACAAACGAAGGTTGACGACGAAATTGCAGGTCTTTTGAATTCGAAGGGATTTGATTCGGATGAATTGTTTATACAAGTTGAGATAAATGGTTCACGAACGAATGCCTATACAGAACCGGTATGCATGGCGCTACTTGAGTTCTATGCATTTGGAAGTGGCGGCCCCAAGGTAGAAGCCCTGCAAGCTTGTAGAAAGCTTCTGAGCATCTCCTTTAGAGCAATGGTGTATCAGGCGGTAAATTATCATCCCCAAAGTACCGTCATAGAAAACCTAAAACGTTGGGGCGATCGCGTAGACCTAACCAAAGACAGCGTCCCTTTCGGTTATTTCTGTGTTTTTTCCGAAATTGCCTCCATGATGATCCCGCTTATCCACGCTGGCTTCATTGTTAGCGACAAGGTAATACCTGATATTTCTGTTGGAATCGCATGGGCAAATTTCTGGAAAGACAACAACTTATCTCAGAAATATGGGGACCGAATTTCATACAAACATCAATACCCTTCCTACTACAGACAGTCAGTCGGAGGCGCTAAAGATGCTTATGCATATCCTGATGAAGCCCTAGGAACTTTCCGTAGATGGCTAAGAGCCAATTACATCAAGACGAAATTCCCTGATTACATCTACCGTGCCATGAAGAAGGGCGCGATAAGCACTCAAGCCGGAACCGCAACTTTGGAAGCTTTCTCTGCAACCCCAGAACTTCCGAATCAATAAGCCTATTCTTATAGCAATTTTTATTTTCAAGCCTCGCACCCGCGGGGCTTTTTCTTTTTCCGGAGCCGACATGAAAGAGGCTTACTTTGATCCAGCTCTGCAGAAGCACAAAGAGCGCCAGGCGCTGATCCACAAATGGCAGCACCGCCGGGCGTTCTTGAAGAAACACGGCCGATTGATCGCGCTCAGCATCATCGGCTTCGGTTCGTCCATCGCTTTGGTTGTCTGGAAGATCTTTTGACAACTGCCTCCCCGATCGGAGGCTCTTTTTTTTTAGGAGTACCTATGACCTACGCAATTATCGATCCCGCATCCGTCGGCCGCGCCGCACGCGACATGACCCGCCTCTCAAAGGAAATCATCGAACTTACCATTGAGGCCGCCAACGGGCTGGCCGCTCCCGAGGACAGCGTTCGCATCGAGCAGGCCGCCTTGCAGTTCAAGGACCTTGCCGATCGTTCGGCAGTCTATGTGAAGGCTGTCTTGAAGCAGGCTGAGGAAAAAGCCAAGGCCGCCGCCGAAAAGGAAGCAGCGGAAAAAGCTAAGAAGCTGTCGGAAGAAGAAGAAAAGAAACCTGCCGAAGAGGAAAAGAAGTAATCTCTGATCATCAGAGAAATGCTTGAGGGTGTTAGATGAGACAAAACTGGAATCTGTTGCAGGAGCTGATGACTGCCATTGAGGAAGAGCGTCTGCCCTCTTTCGAGAAAGAGGCTCTCGACGATGCCCGATGGCTCGAAGATCAGTTCGTTCCGGACAACCTAGCCGGCGACCGAAAGGCAGCCCTTCGCTTCGTGATTGACGGGCATCTCAAGATTCTTCTCGAGATCGGCGCGATTGACGGCGTGTCTTTCATCCCAGCTCTCGGAAGTGCCAAGGTAGCACTGCTTTCCGCACCTCGGCTGACCGCTCACGGGCACGAGCTGCTCAACGCGCTCAGGCAGCCGAAGCTCTGGAATGCCATAAAGACCTGCGCCATCCAGACCGGACTGGGGCTCACAGCGGAAACGCTCAAAGCAATCATTCCGAAGGCCATTCAGTCTCTCCTCTAACCCCTTCCCTTTCTCTCAGCAAAGCCCGCCTACGTGCGGGCTTTTTTTATGGGGGATTTTTTCGCTCACACAGGACTCAAAACCATGACAGAGATGAAGGTTTACAAGGCCATCTCAGACCTCACAGATGAACTCAGGAAAGAGGGCATCAAAAAAACAAAATCTGCAAATGGTGGCATTTCTTACCAGTATCGTGGCATTGAAGCTGTTTACGCTGCCCTCTCCCCCTTGCTTCCCAAGCACAACATAGTGATCTCTCCAGTTCGCATCGAAAAGGAGCCGGACAGCACTGCCGGCAAGATGCGACTCGTTCGCATCAAAGTGACGTACCAAATCACGAGTACCGAAGACGGCAGCCATTTCTGCGTCGAGACACTTGGCGAAGGAGCCGACACCGGAGACAAGGCTGCAGGCAAGGCAATGAGCTACGCCTACAAAAGCCTCATGTTTCAGCTCTTCTGTATACCCGTTGAAGGCGTCGAAGACAGCGACAACAACGCGTCCCCACCGCCTGAGCAGGCGCGCCCGTTCGTCTCCAATGATCTTATTGAGAGAAACCGAGCCGCGGCCAATACCAGCAAAGAAGCGTGGGTTGAGTTTTGGAAGAGTTGCTCTAAAGAAGAGCGCGAGACTCTGCGCACATCCGGCGAAGTCGATCTTGCCAAGAAGATCATCGAAGCCATGCAGGGAGGTTTGCCATGAGTAGCCCGCTTCAGCAGACAGCGCAATGGTTCGCAGACCGCTGCGGTTGCTTGACGGCTTCACGCGCTGCTGCCGTGCTTCAGCGCAGAAAGGACGGAAAGCCCACCGCTGCCTATGAGGCTCTGATTGACACACTCATCTGCGAGCGTGTCACAAACCAGCCGGAAGGCATCGGCAATCCGCCGTCGATTCAGTGGGGCAAAGACCATGAGGACGAAGCTCGCGATGCCTACGAAGATGCTACCGGCGAACTCGTTGACCTCGTGGGATTTATCCCGCACCCGACAATCGAGTTCTTCGGTGCGTCCCCCGACGGCCTTGTGGGAGAAGACGGACTACTCGAAATTAAGTGCCCGTACAGCACAAATGTTCATCTGCAGCGCGTGGCCGCGAGAGTTGTGCCGGAAGAGTACAAACCACAGATGCTCGTGCAACTGCTCTGTACCGGTCGCAAATGGGTTGACTTCGTGAGCTACGACCCGCGCCTTTCCGGCGCATGGTCGCCAGCCAAGCTATTCATCGTGCGGTATGAGCCAACGCAAGACGAACTTAATACCGCTCTGGAGCAATGTGAGACATTCCTTGCCGAAGTCAAGACGCGTTTCGACGCACTGGCAAAGGCAATCATTGAGGATAAAAAATGACAGACGTCAAAGCTCTCGCCAAAGAGGTCGTCAAGGAACTCAAACGCGGGCAGTCTATCGTCGTGACTGCCTCGGACATCGCGCTCATGTGCGCGTATGCCCCTGATAGCAAACCCGTGCGGGACATGCTCGCAGACCCGACCTTCCCACCCTGCGTTTCACTCGTCGAAGGCGGCACCCGCCGCTACCTGCGCAAGGACGTGGAAAGATGGATCGAGCGCAAGTTCCAAGACGAAAGCAGGCTTGCCCTGCAGACCTTTCGAGCATAAGGAGCGGCCGCAGAAATGCAGCCTACCCCGAGCGCTTGGAAACAAGTCGGTACAGCAAATAGCCAATACCGCACACCACAGCTAGCGTCAGAAGATCGTGAAATACGTGCGGCGGCAATCCGAAGTGAAAGTGAGGGATGTGCATGGTCTGCCTCCTTAGCTGGGGGTTGAGACAAATCCATTGTACATATGGCGCCTCAGAATCGGGTATACTTTCCCTGCTTCTAAATCGAAGCGCGGGATTGGCGTCCCGTTTCTAGAAGGCGGTCAGCCGCCAAGTTGTCGTGAGCGGCTTTTTTGTTGGTTGATCGCAAGGGAGTAACCATCCGTTACCCCCTTTGCAAGTCTCCTTTACGGGCGGGCTTGCAGGCTCCTTCGGGAGGCCGGAGCCTTCTAGCCGGTACGCCAACCTGCAACGCCCGCCCACCATGATTGGCGTCGTGGTGCCGGGAACACAACCCGTACTAGAAGGAGACAGCAATGTCTGCACTCGCTATTTTCTCGTTCGAGAACTCTCAGGTTCGCACCCTCGGCACGGCCGAAACTCCTCTTTTCGTAGCAATCGACATCTGCACAGCGTTGGGGCTATCCAACGCTCGCAAAGCCGTTGCTGATCACGTCGATACGGAAGACATCATCAAAGCTGAGATCGAAACCAAGGGAGGCCGCCAAACGGTCAACTGCGTCAACGAATCCGGCCTCTACGCCCTGATCTTCGGCTCAAAGCTCGAAAACGCTAAACGCTTCAAGCGTTGGGTCACAAACGAGGTTCTGCCCGCCATCCGCAAGCAAGGTCACTACGAATGCCCGATCGCAACCATCACGCCCTCGCAACAGCTCCAGCTGCGCGAGGAAGTCGCCAGACGTGCCAAGGCTGTGTCGGCTCACTACCAGACCGTGTACCGCGCGCTCTACGCACGTTTCCAAGTCCCGCGCTACACCGAAATCCTTGCAAAGGACTTCGGCGCCGCAATCGACTTCATCCGCACGGTTGACCTGAGAACGCCCGTCGTCCGCGATGAAGAGCCGGCTCACGAGATGCTTCCGACAGCCAAGGCGCAAGTCCTTGCCTCTGCCGAGTTCTGCGAACACGTTCGCACGCTCGTTTACTGCTGGCGATATCTGTTCAAAAAGGAGATCGACCTTGTCTATCAAACCATGAGCGCTATGCAGTCGCCACACGCGCCCATGCTCTGGGAAGCCATCCACGACCTGAATCTCGTCTTCCTTGAGAAAGACCTCGAAAAGGTCGGATTCCCAGTGAAGGCCCTTGAATGCTACAAGCACTGGGCTTCTCGCCACAACGCTGAATAAACCAAACAACAGCCGCCTCCGGGCGGCTACTATCTCCAAAAGAGGTAACGATGAAACTTGATTGGAATTTAATGCGCGCCATCCTCGGCCACGTAGAAGCAGAGACGTTGCCAGACTTTCTGGACGACGCCGAAGCTCTTGACCAGTGGAAAGAAGGACAGCTTCTTTCTGAGCGTCTGAATCAAGCGCAAGACCCGGCAGTCAGAGTTGTATACACGCATCTTCGTCTTCTCTGCGACAACGGGTACATTGAGGGGGTTACCGTAAGCTCCGGACTCAAGGGAAGGCTCATCTGCTCACTTGGTCCGAGCCCTTCGCTGTCGCTCTCTGGGTACTCTTTGCTCGAGTCTCTTCGCACGCAGGGATTCATAGACAAAATGAAAGCTTTCGCCAAAGAAAAGTCTGTGCCTCTTACCTTTGACACGATCAAAATGATCGGAAGTGCTGTGGTATCAACCCTGCTCAAATGATCTTCACGAAACCAACGCAGCCGCCTCCGGGCGGCTTTTTTATTGCCATGAGCAAACCAAAGAAAAAGCGCAACAAGAAGTACCAACCCGGTAGGCCGAAGATTCCCACTTGGGCTTACGACGCCTGGGGACAACTCACCGAAAAGGACTTCAAACTTTTCGAGGACACCGTCAAGATCGATCTCGGTCTGATACGTATGGGAACACAGGAGCAGTGCCGGTACGGCGATCTGATCTTTGCCATGAAGCAACTCTTCGCTTTTGCAGAGCGCTTCTCGCAGGACGCCGAGTATCAGCTGCTTGCCACGATGGGCACCGCAGCAATCCACGGCATGAAGAACCTTGCGGACGAGGTCAAAGAAGGAAAGCCACGACGCCCGGCTGTCGAGGCCGCCATGCTCAAGCCGCTAGAACACGCCATTGCGACGTACTTCAAGATGATGCGCGAGCTCTACCGAAGCGAGCACGAGTTCGCCAGACGTGAGGCTGACAACCTGAATTTGACCAAGGCGCTCCAGGACGTAGCCCGCGGAGGCGTCGCTGTTGTCGCTCCCGATGAAACTGACGAGGAGGTAAGCCGCTGCGGCGTCCAAGGCGTGGCCTATGTGCATGGCCGTTGCGAACCCGGCTACATGGTTCGAGAAGACGGGCAGAACTTTTGGGTGATACCGGAACGCGAAACCTTCGTCCGGATGACAGAACCGACCCTCATGTTTTTCCTCGATACGGAGCCGAGCTATGCAAACACCGTCCGAATCCAAAACCAAGATCGTGCCGCTTGACCGGCACATGAGCGTCGTCAAGATCAAACCCTTACCTAACGGTCGCATCCGGATCAGCTACCACACCGCCGGCACAAGCGTGTGTCTCTCAGATCTGACTGATCAGGAAGCACTCGCGTTGCAAGCAGCTATCAATGACGCGCTAATCGAATTAGACAATGAGGCTTACGATGACAACGTCCGCAGATAAAAAGACTTTTTCACCAGAAGAACAATTCCTTCGCGCCTGGGATGTGGCGAAGTTACTTGGGATTTCGATTCCAACCGTATGGAGATGGGCAAGGGAAGGCAAGCTTCCCAAGCCCATGAAAATCTCTCAGCGCATCACTGTTTGGAAGAAAACGGAGATCATCCCTTGCGTCGAAGCTTTGCAGGCTGGTTGAGCTTCGAGCAGCAAAATTCCCCCCACGCATCCATGATTCGCCGCCGCTCTTCCAGCATGGCGGCGCGATCATAGGCTCCACCATAGCCGTCATCGAGTTTGTGCGCCAGGCATAGCTCAACGGCGTCTCTATCGAAGCGCTTCAAATTTGCATCCAGCTTCGTCCACGTCTTAAACGTCGCGCGCGATGTTCCGTGGACTGTGATGCGAATATCCTTCCCCAATGTTTCAGTCTGAGCCTTGTCGAGCCACATCGGCAAGCCTTGCTTCTTGGCCTGCTTGTTCATATCGCCAACGATCTGACCTAACCCGGTATCTGACATCACCTTATGCTGGTAAGGGGATGGGAAGACCAGATCGGTGTTGGCCATTCTCGGCAGTGACTTGAGCAACCGAATTGCTGCCGTGCTCAGCAAAACGACAAAAATCCCTCGACCTTTAACCTTCATGGCCGATTCCGGGCAAGTCCACGTGCCGGCCTCCAGATCGATGTCAGACCATCTGGCAGTGCGCACCGCCTTTGAACGCGAAGCAGTCAAAATCGCGAAGGCAAAAGCCTTACTGGCGATCGTGCCCCAGTTCATCAATTCGCAAAAGAACTCCGGCATCTCCTCCGGATCCAGCGCACCCATATTTCGAGGCTGCTTGACATGGGGCGATAGGTTCTCGAGCAAGACACCCAGAGCACCTCTTTTGTCGGCAGGATTATCACCCTCCAACATTCCCATTGCCTGCGCCCATCGAAACACGCCGTTGATAATCGTGAGGCATTTGTTCTTAGCCTCCGTCGTGGTTGTCCAGATGGGTTTTAGACATCGAAAGACATCTTGTGCCCTAATTGCATCAACGGGCATCTTTCCGAGTACCGGATTGATGTTACGAGACAAATATGCTTCAACGACAGACACCCCTCGCACATTCTTATCGTAGTAGCCGGTTTTTACTCTGGCATCCAGCCATTGCTTTGCGACAGCTTCGAAAGTACCTGCCTTGACCTGCGGCGGTACGAAGGCGGCGAGTCTGCGCTTCTCTCGTTGCTCACGACGTTGTTGGGCGATATCATGACCGTCTCGCACGTCGGCAGCATACTTTGCTGCTTTCTCACGAGCTTGAGCCAGCGTAATTGAAGAAGTCGTCCCCAATGATATGAAAGATCTTTTTCCTGTCAGAGGCGAGACGTACCGGAAGACGTAATACTTCCCTTCGCCTTTTACCATCAGGTAAAGACCATTAACGCCACCTAAACAGGTCAGGCCCTGCTTAGTAATAGCCGCCACCTGTTTTACGGTCAGAGGTTTAACTTGCTTCAT